CTCACGCAAACTAACACGAATAGAACAGCACTGTATCAATGCGACACACTGGACCAGCCACGGTTTGGATCGATAAGGACCGCTGATAGCTATACTTAGTGATTTGGTATCAGGGCGAACTACGGGGAGTCCTGGGATGGGTTATCTTAGGTACATCGGTGAGGGGGGCGAGAGGCGCCACGCACCGGAACCTCGACAACTTAATAGTTAGTTCGTCACAAGACGGAACCAGCGGAGCGAGCGATCCCGCGAGTAGTTATAGGTTGCAAACCGACCTGACTACACGAACTAGTTGTTATTGCCGAGCCACAGGCATTGTTTGATCATGGCATAATCTACTTTCTGTAGCCTTCACCACTCTGACGGTTACACTTTGTAGTTTATTTACTTCATTGATGACTGTTACCATCGACCGTAAGATTGCAACTGGTTTGATTGGTCGTGCTAAGACTGGCAACGATATGTTGGTTGTTCTTGACATGATCGTTGATAGCTTTACCAAGCCCACTAAGGTAGAGCCTACACTTGAGGAGATCAAGTTCTAATTAACCATTACTCATTAACGGAGGCTATGCTTATGTATTCCTTTGATCAACTACAACTTGCTGTGCAGGAATGCACCAGCTATGATCTTGTTCAACGCTTCAGTGATGCTGATGACATTGATGAGTATGTGTTGATTGATCCTTATGGTGATCAAGATGGTGATCCATTCTATGATCTTGATGATGTGTATGACTTCATCACTAACAACGAACAGGTAGATAACTACCTCGCTAACTTGTCTCACTAATCCATTCACACTCACGAGGCTTTAACTATGACCACCACCCAAACAATGATGCTCACTGGTGATTCACTTGTTGCACACAACACTGAGTGGATGCAACTCATCAATCGAGGTGAGAAGACACGCACTGACATGATCATGGACGCAGGCTATGTCTATGACAACGGTAAGGCTATGTACACCGACTACTACACCGAATTGCTCAAGGCAAGGGGGACTATTCCTGTGACTGATACAGATGCAGCTGATGAAGAGTACGACAACTTGTCCGAGGATGATAAAGATCTTTATGATGCCATCACTGAGAAGCTCGGTGAGAAGTGGACACATACGGAGACTATTGAGTTCATGGACGAGCTTGATGACATAGGTATCACCACTGCATCTGAGTTTGAGGATGCTTATGAGTACACCAGCGATGAGTATCGTCCAGAGAAAGAGTTCAGTGAGTACTTCGTCACTGAGCTTATGGATGCACAGATCCCTGACATTGTGTATGCAGCTGTTGATTGGCAAGACGTATGGGATCACAACCTACGTTATGACTACAACACTATCGAAACTGTTAACGGTACCTTCTTCTTTCGTAACAACTGATGACTAAGTACACTTACTGTGACTTTGAGATGGAGTATGAACCAGCATACTATGTCTCAACTTTAGGTTGGTTTAACATTGCAAGTTGTGCACGTAAGCGTATGACTGAGTATTGTCACGATTTAAATCGTTGGAGAGGTGAGCGTAGATCTTTCTACTCTTCCATCCAAGCTATGAATGTTGACACTAAGGAGTTGCTTGACAATGACTGATGAGGAGTACATGAAACAGATCATTCATGAATGGAATAACATTGATGATGATCTTGATTTCTTTGATGAGATCAGTGGGTTTTTTGAAGAAATGTTGGAGGATGATGAATGACTAACTACAAGCAAGAAGCCATTGAGTACTGTCTCAACACGTTTAACTTCGAACGTGTGCATAGTGTGCTGAAACATGTTGAGTGGAAATGGGCAACAAAGAGCGGGTATCAAGTACCTACATTGGTGCAACTTATTCTCGCTGCTCACAAGAGGCTAAACGACGCATGGGACAAACGGACAACTGTTGAAAGTGGAGGCCTGCGTGCTGTTTACGTAGAGGCAGAACTTAATACTGATGGGAAGATTGAACCTCCCGGTCTTGAACTTCTATTTATTCTCACTCAAACCCAATCGTATTAATTAGATGACTAACTCTATCCACGACACATCCATCAAGGTTGATGTCTTTCCTGATGAGTTCATGCCACTACTTAAGGTAATCAACACAGCTATTGCTGATCCTGACAGGTTCTTATTGACTGAGGATGAGTTAGATAAGATCACCTCATTCCAAGATGATTTTACTGACCTTGCATTTGAGCACGGAGTATAAACCTTCACACTCATCAGCTACTTGAACTTTGTATTAACAACACATGTACACAACTTACAAAGGACTTCGTGAGTACGAAATCACTCTTCGTTCAGGTGTTTGGTATCTCCTAGCACCCGACTCTGAGCAAGCCGCATGGAATGCTTTAGAGTTGTCCCGTGAACGCAATGACCAACTACTAAACGTTAAGATAACCGATGAGTGGTAAGAAAAAGCCTTACTTTGACAACAACTGGCAAGAATACAAAGACTCCCCTGATGAGTTGTTTGTACCTCATACGTTTGAGGAAGTAATGACGTGGAAGGTTGCAGGCTGGGAGTTACCTAGTAGTGTATGCTGCGTAATTCGTGCCACCAACCTTGACACACACAAAGTAAAAGAGTATGTGTATCGCAAACATTCTGCTGCACAGAACAAAGTCAACGAGCTGATCGAAGCACAAAACGTAGAGTTTGTTGTTGCTGATCACGATTCCATCCATTTCATTTCTCCTGTACATGACTGAACAAACCTACAACCGTCGTCTTAATCAACTTATTGTTGAGCTTGAGAATCACAATCATCGCGATGAGTTGCTGCAACTAATGCAAGAACAGCTGTTAGATGATACTATGGAGATTACTAATTGATGATTACCCAAGAGCAACTGGAAGAACAGATCGCACTTGAAAGAGAGGCGATTGCTCAAGGGTTAAAACGTCTCCAGGATAACATGATTAAATTGGAGGATAAGGACTATGCTAGTGCTACCATATATGGTGTTGCTAGTATTGAGAAGCTCCTGCCTCTTGTTACTGAACGTATCAAAGAGACCAATGATCGTATCCACACCCGTAAGAATGGTGCTGCATTTAAGGAGATCAAACAGTATCTAGATGGTCTTGAGCCTATGGCTGCTGCTGGTATTGCTTGTAAGCTAACCTTCGATAAGGTGTTTTCATTCAAGGAGGGTAGTAACAAACTAGCCAAGGTTAGTGAGGCTATCGGCCAGGCACTTGAAGATGAGTGCCACATGCGACACTATGAAAAGACTTGTCCGGGGTTGTTAAAAACAATCAAGGATAACTATTGGCATGAAGCATGTGGTACTCGTCAAAAGATGACAGTAACACGTACCTTATTCAACAGGTATGATGATGTTCCACATTGGCAAACATGGGGGCAAGCTAATCGTGTTAAGTTAGGTGCCTGGCTACTTGATTGCATTATGCAAGTCAGTGGTTGGTTCACCAAGATGACCATACGTGAAGGAAGGAAGACATCAACTTATGTTGTGCCTACTCCTGAGTTTATGGACATCAAGGATGAGGTGATGGCTAATGCAGCGTTGTTTTCACCGTTAGCATGGCCAATGTTAATTCCACCTAATGATTGGTCACAATCATCGTGTGGTGGCTACATCCTCAATGATGTAATGCGAGGTCATAAAATGGTCCGCAGAGGCAATCATGCCCCTATACAGGATGAACGGCCCTACCAATTTCTTAACCAAATACAGAAGGTTGCATACCGCCTCAATCCCTTTACTGTAAGGGTAGCTGAGGAGTTATTTGAGAAGAGAATACAGGTAGGTAAGTTCATTCCTATTGTTGAAGTACCACTACCTAATAAGCCACCAGACATTGAGGACAATGCTGAATCTAGGCAGAACTATCGCCGTATGGCGGCAGAGGTACACAACAAGAATGCTCGTGCATTTAAAGCATCGTGTCGTACACGTATGACAATGCAAACAGTAGAACGTTTTAAAAATAAAGAACGTTTCTATTGTCCATGGTCATTTGATTACCGTGGTAGAGCATATCCTATCCCTGCGTTTCTAACTCCACAAGATACTGATTTTGGTAAGTCATTAATTAAATTTGCTGATGGGAGTTATGTAACTCCTGAATCAGAAGATTGGTTGGCTTTTCAAGTTGCTACAACTTACGGATTAGATAAGGCGCCAATGAAAGAGCGTCTAGCGTGGGTTAAGGACAATCAAGGACTCATATCAAATGTAGCAACTGATCCTATTGGAAACCTTAGTGAGTGGGAGGCAGCTGATGAGCCGTGGCAGTTTCTTGCAGCTTGCGATGAATACTATCATTGTGTTATCGCCTGCACTAGAGACTACACAACTTTGTGTGTTGCTACTGATGCGACCTGTAGTGGCCTCCAGATACTCGCTGGGCTTGCCCGTGATGCCTCTACAGCGCGCCTTGTGAACGTCTTACCTAGTGACACCCCACAAGATGCTTACAAGGTGGTTGCAGAGCTTGCTAGGCCCAACTGTCCACCACATCTCCAACAGTACGTAGACCGCAAAGTAACTAAAAGGGTGGTAATGACCGTCCCGTATAATGCTAAACCTTACTCAAATAGGGGTTACGTTAGAGAAGCTTTAAAGGAGAAGGAGGTAGAGATTACTAAGGAAGATCTTACTGTTGTCGTTAAGGCAATCAGAGATGCTTTGGAGTCTGTAGTTCCTGGTCCTATGCGAGTTATGCGTTGGATTGAGACAGAGGTAGCGAGGGTAATTAAATCAGGTGCTATCACACTCACTTGGGTGACGCCATCTGGATTCCCTGTTACACAAAAGCTCATGAAGCCTCAAGTAGAGAAGCTACAACTTCAACTACTTGGTAAGTTACAGCATGTCTCAGTGAGGACTGGCGACTCTAATGAGGTTGACCTTAATCACCACAAGAACGCAACTAGCCCTAACCTTATCCATAGTTTAGATGCTAGTTTACTACACATTGCAGCACTGAGGTTCAATGCACCACTTGCTTTGATCCACGATTCAGTACTGTGTCGTGCTACTGATATGTCTATACTGAGCACCATTGTTCGGGAGACATATATGCACCTCTTTGCAGATCACGACTACTTGAAAGACTTTGCCTCTCAAATAGGGGCTGAGTCAGAACCACCGATCATTGGAGACCTTGAACCGGAATCCGTGATTGAATCCACCTACTTTTTCTGTTAATGGCACAACCTATTCACGTTACCCAACAGCCTGTTGTCCTTGAAGGTTATCAAGCTGTACTGAAGCCAAGTAAGTTTGGCTATTCTTTGTCTGCTCTTGTTGATAAGGATCTCGTTGAACGACTTGAGGAAGATCGAGTTGAGTCCCTCAAGTGGGCAGAATCTAAGCTCAAGAATCCTAAGCGGTCTACTCTCAAGCCTGAGCCTTGGGAGGAAGTATCCGATGGTAAGTACAAAATCAAGTTTAGTTGGAATGAAGAGACTCGTCCGCCCGTGGTGGATACAGAAGGCACGCCCATCACTAATGAAAGCACACCCCTCTACAGTGGTAGCACCGTTAAGCTTGCCTTCCGTCAGAAACCATACATCCTCCGTGATGGTGTCACCTACGGTACGAGTCTTAAAATTGTCGGAGTCCAAGTGGTCACGGTCGGCGGATCTGCAGGTGTTGCTGCAAGCGACCTTGATGAAACTGAAGTGGCGGCTCTCTTTGGTCAAACAAAGGGTTTCAAGGCCACTGAAACAGCTCCTGAGCCTGAAGTAGAGGATGATGACTTCTGATGCCTAGATACCGTTCAGGTTTGGAAGAGAGGGTTGCTGACCTTCTCTCCAGCTTGAAGGTAGAATTTGAATACGAGTCAACCAAAGTTCCTTACATTCTTCAATGCAACTACACACCCGACTTTCTTTTACCGAATGGTGTCTACTTAGAAACAAAGGGACGCCTGACGGAGGAAGATCGCAGGAAGATGATCGCAGTGAAGAAAGCGAATCCCGACTTAGACATTCGGTTCGTCTTTCAAGCTCCTTACAATAAGATCTACAAAGGATCTAAAACAACCTACGCAAAGTGGTGCGAGAAGCACGGCTTTCAATACTGTTCATTTCATTCCATCCCCATTGAATGGCTAACTTGACTTACGGCACTGCTGATTACTACGCTGAACAATTCAGTGACTGGCTCGCTGATGTAGACGCTGAGCAACCTGAAACTGTAGACAACCTACTTGAAGGTTTCTACCGAGCGATTGATTCCTGGTTCGATTATCACGATGCACAAGCACGGACATACGCAGAACTGCGAAAGCGAGTTCGTCAGGCACTTACCGTGTGATAACTGTGGGTCATCGGATGCAAATTCACTGTATTCCGATGGCCACACTTTTTGTTTCTCGTGTAATGCTTACGGACACACTGAAGAAGATGTTGTTCACACTCATAAAATGTCCACCAATGTCCAATTACGAGGTTCAGCCGAACGGCTGCAAAAACGTAACATCTCAGAAAAGGTATGTCAACAATACCGAATCTATAAAGATGGAGACGTTCTACGCTTCCATTATTTCACAAGCTCTGGAGTACTTTGCGGATGTAAAATAAAGACAAAGAGTAAGGATTTCCGATATGAAGGAGAGCAAACAGATGGTCTCTATGGACAACATTTGTTTCCCGCCACTGGAAAACGAGTCGTTATCACCGAAGGAGAACTCGATGCAGCTTCATGTAGTGAGGCTATGCCGGGGTGGCCGATGGTATCTCTACCTAGCGGTGCCGCAGCGGCAAAGAAGTCGATTCAACGGGCTATCCCCTGGCTCCAGGGTTATGAGGAGATTGTCCTGTTCTTCGACAATGACGAGGCAGGCCGTAAGGCAGCGGAGGAAGCGGCAGGCGTCCTACCACCTGGCAAGACAAAGATCGCCCATCTGGAGGCGTACAAAGATGCCTCTGATGCCCTACAAGCCAATGACACTGAAGCGATTCGTAGAGCTATATGGGACGCGAAACCTTACCGTCCTGATGGGATCGTCGATGGAAAGTCCCTCCTAGAGTTAGTCACTACACCAACGCTACCTGCGGATCATGACTACCCCTTCCAAGGTTTACAACAAAAACTACACGGGATCCGGTATGGAGAGCTTGTCACGATTACTGCAGGCTCTGGGATCGGAAAGTCCAGCTTCTGCCGTGAGCTATGTACTAACCTTCTCAACAAAGGAGAACGGGTTGGTTACTTGGCACTTGAGGAGTCCAATCGTCGAACTGCCTTGGGACTGATGTCCGCTGCAGTTGGCAAATCACTACACATTGGAGAACATGACCGATCTAGCCTCACCGAAGCTTATCAAGCGACTCTTGCTAAGTGGAACCTTTTTCTTTTTGACGGCTTTGGTTCTTTTGATCCAGATCTCATCTACAACCGAATTGAGTACTTGGCAACGGGTCTTGATACAAGGGTAATCTTCCTTGATCACCTGTCCATCCTTCTGAGTGGTCTTGATGGTGATGAGAGGCGGATGATTGATACAACCATGACCAAGCTACGTTCTCTTGTAGAGCGTACTGGTATTGCAATGTTCCTCGTCTCCCACCTCAGACGCACCACACAAGATAAGAACCATGAAGAGGGTGCTCGTGTTACACTTGGACAGCTTAGAGGAAGTGCAGCAATTGCACAGCTATCTGACTCAGTTATCGCACTCGAAAGAGATCAACAGAGTACAGGCAAACAGTCTGATACAACTGTTAGAGTCCTCAAGAATCGCTATTCTGGCGAAGTTGGCGTCGCTTGCCGACTGACTTACGATCTATCCACCTGTAAATTCAATGAAAGCCAAGCAACCGATGATGACTTCGACCCAACAACAGACTTTTGAGTCTCCCCATCAGCAAGCAATGCTGAGTGATCCATACAACCTTCGTGGCCGACTCCCTATGACTCCTGTTTGGAAGAATCCAAGAAAAGCGGGACGACGAATCCAAGAAAAGCGGACTATTCAGGAGGTACTAGAAACCACTACAGGGGTGATTTATTTCCGTACCTATGCCTCTGATGGCTACCCTTATTATACTGATGCTAATAATGATCCAGCTGTATATCTGAAGCGTCCTAACCCACCTACACCTGAGGCAGTTGAAAAGGCACAGTTCATCGACAAGACATACTATTGGCAGGGATCAGCAGCGAATAAAGCTGCTCAGTCTTAACCTACTATTCAACACACTCATCTTTATCACTAACTTGTTTATTGTCGCTGGTGTAATCCGGCATTGGAATGACGCTTATCTTTGACTTAGAAACAAACGGACTTCT